CAGTGGCTGCCGTAGTTCCGGCTGTGATAGCGGCCACTGAGGCCTGTGCGGCAACAAATCTTTCCTGTGCGGCGGTAGCGGCATTGGTTATAGCTGTAAATTCAGTGCGAGTCATTGTCATAGTCATTTCGGCTCTGTTTACTGCGTTTACTGCTCCTAGATATGCCCCCTCTGAGGCTGTTAGTTCCGCCATAGCCACTGTCAATCTTTGATTGATTACTGCGGCTTCTGCGGCTGCCGCACTGGCTGCTCGCATTGTTTTCTCAAAGGCAGCATTTGATCCGGCACCAACACCAAAGGTAGTGGCTAATCCTGCTACTGCTCTAACCAACATATTAAATGTTCCAACAGCGGTAGATATAGCGGTAGCACCTAATATTGCGATAAAGGCTTTGGCAGTTGCGGTAGCACCTAGGAATCCATGAGCGTTATCACCAATAAGTCTTAACAATGGATCTAGAATATCTAATATATTTCTTTTAAGTTCTGTTAGCCCCGCTTGAACTTCGCGATAAGCACGGCTAGCATTTTCAATACTCGCGGCATGAACATACATTGAACCAGCGGCTCGTTCAGCACCCGCAACAAATGAGGGCCAATCAACAGTTTTGGCATCACGACCCAACAACATCATTGTTAGCTCGGCTTTTTTGCCTGGGTCTTCCATTGCGGCCAGGGCCTTGGCTACTTTTAAGAAAGCTTCATCGGGACTTAATTTATGTAAGTCATCCATGGTAATGCCTAGTTGATGATAGGCATTTTTTAATCTAGCACTACCATCATTGGCTTGCTGAGCTGTGGCTTCCATACGCAACATTGCTCGAGCCATTGAATCTTGATCCTTGCCAGCTGCCTGAGCACCTGCAGATAACTCTAAGAACTTGGTGGTGCTAACACCCACTGCTTCAGCCATCCTGGCTGTGTCGCTGGCTGCGTGAACAGCATTTAGAATAAAACTACCTAGACTTGCACCAACTAGGGCTGTGGCTAGCTTATCAAATGATCCCACTAACTTATCAACTCCTCCTGACATAGAAAGAGCTTTAGTAGTGGCTTGATCTAGTTTCTCTACCTGTCCCGACAATGCTTGATTATTGTTGCTGATCTGAGCGGTAAGTTCACCTATCTTGCCACTTAATGCACCTATAATTTTGGTAAGACTATCTACAGCGGCTGTGCTTTCAGCCATGGTCTTTTTAAGGTTAGCACCAAAGGCTGTGGTGTTGGTATCTACCTTTTTAAGTATCGTTTGAAACTGCGAATCGTCTAGTGTTAGACTTATGCTTATATCTGCCATTATCTTTTGCTCCCTATTTTCTTAACCAACTGTGGTATGAGTTTCTGTGCGAATATCTTAGTAGGATCACTCATACCGTGTGGTGCTTGCTCACTGCCTCGCATCTGTCCATCTCTGAATCCTCTGCCCGCATCCAACACTGAAGCATAATCATAATCAGCAGTGATAACATTGCTATGGAACTTGGTGTTGTTTCTAGCATTGCCCCCCTTGACTGGGGCCACTGGGGTATTCTTAACATATTCAGCATAGATCAAAGGCATGGCCTGTTGAGTGACTTTCTTCAAGTTGTTGATTTTGCCTAGAAGCACGGACTTATCAAACTTTACATCAACTGAGGCCATTTTTCATTTCCTTAAACTTTGAGAAAGCATCTTCAAGTTTCTTGGGATCCACTTGGGGAGTGATACCATGTCGCTTGTCATCCTTCATCTTTTCATAACTCAGTGAGATGTCCATAATCTTAATATCCAGTGTAGTGGCACGCTCTAGGACTTCACTGGGGAGTAATCCATACCTCTCCCCAATGCGATCCAGTGTGACTGCTACATATATCTCTGGACTATCAGTATCATATTCATCTCCGGTTACTTTCCCAACTGTTCTGCCAATTTGCTGAATGCTGAGATCATAACCTTGCTGGGTAATATCAATCCATCTTTGATAACGGGATTGGCATCTTCATCCAACACCATTTCTTTTAATAAATCTGCCATCTGACTAAAATCCTGACGGTCACCTGCGGCAAACTTTAAGAAAGTTTCCATAGGTTGACGATCCATTGTGTAGAACTCAAGTGGTTCTCCGTACTGCTTGACAGTATCCTCATCTTCAATGGTGATTTTAATCAGTTCGGGTTTTTTTGCTAGTGAGCTTAGTTTCATATCTTCAAATCCTTTTTTAAGTAATGTATAAGGGCTAATGCAAATACATACCTACTCTCAGCTTTGTCCAAATCACCTTTTGCGTGACGGATCTCATTCAAACCTTTGGCGAGTTCTGCCTCCAATGATTGGAGTAGTTCGCCGATATTGTAATCTTCAAATCGCATATATCTGCATACCTTTCAATGTATTTACTCAGTCAAGAGAAAAGGGTGTATTAAACACCCTTTCTAGTCTATCTAATCTAATTAGGTAGCTGATGCAGTATAAGTGCCATCGACCTCAATGATCAATGGTGTGATATATACTGGTTGGTCTGGAGTTACCTTAGGTGCTAGACCTGATAGGAATCCTGAACCTGCAACCGCATTGGTCGTTGTTCCACCCCAATAGAATTTGAAGTAAACGCGATTCTTGTTGTTGCTGAGATTAAACAATCCTGCCACTGAAGCACTGGTAGAGGGTGTTACCGCTGTTCCATATTGTGATCCGTAGAAGGCTGCATCATCGACAACTAGAGTCAAGTTGATGCTGTTAGTTGCAGGAGTAACCGCAACCTTTTGACCGACTTCGTCTAATTGTTTCCATCTAAACACTCCATTATTGTTTGTGATAGTAACATCTTGTAATGCTGGTAGCACTAGAGTTGTTGCTGTCGTAAACACAGAAGATGTAGAGATTTCCAATGTCAGAAACTGACTTGGTTGACTTACATTTATGTTTGCCATTTTATTTTCCTTTTATATAACTTGTAGTCTACTGAGATCATATATGATACGATAGCGTTGACTGTTCTTAACATACTGTTGTTGAATAGTATGTTCTCTCAAATAATAGCCACGATCTGCAAACAGGGGATTGTCGAGGAATGTTGCAAAGATAGCCAACTGATTTTCCATATAAGGATTATCCTGTTGACTGATAATATACATTTCAACTCGATCCACTAGAGTGTAGATGTGGCCACCAGGAAGGAGACCATTACTGTTCTTCATTCTGTCTGCCTGATATACCTGTGCCACATAAATGCCTTCACTTACAAGTCCCTCATTGCTGGGGAAATTGTAAAAGACTTCTATGTATTCAGTACCAGTCGTGGCTAAAACAATATTGGTCAGCGTTGATTGGACTTCGGCTAGGGTAAATGCGGGCATTAGAAATATCTCCTGTCGCCTTCGAAGAAGTTGACATCTGCCAGCCATGATTGCTGATAGATACCAATCTCCCCAGTTCCCCTCAAATCATAGAAATATGATTCTTGGATAGCTTTTTCCCATTCTTCCTCAAATCTTTTCCTACTAAACTGATAGTTCTCAGCATCCTTCTCATTGATGTTGGAATTGTCAGTAACAATAGTCTGGTAGAAAATCTCACAGCTCTTGAAACATTCCAATCTAACCAATGTTTGGTTTACTTTGACTAGTCTAGCGGGATTGAATGCGGTAACAGTTTGACCAGTTNGTGGACTTTGTTGATAGTAGAAAGCACCAAGAGTGCGTTCCACATACAAAGGCCACCAACCAAATTCAAACATTACCAACATCTCAATTGAGGATTTAGGGAAATAAGTGGCTTGCAGTTGATAATCCTGATCCTGCTGAAAAACCTGTTCCATTCTTTTATAACAGGCACGGTCGTAAAACTGTAGATCCGCAGGGGTAGCCGAGGATATACGATTTACACCNNNAGGTTGCAGTGAAGCATCAGTGTAGTTTAAGAAACTTGCTATTGCCATATNGGTTCTCTAATAGATTAAGATTAGGCGATGTTGATCGCGATTCCACGAGCCTGACTAACAACACCAGCACCGAAGTAGCCTAGTCCTGTTATCCAAGTTTGCAATCCGCCATCCTTATCACCCATACTAATGTCTAGACCCTTGACCATCACAGTAGTGATAGCTTGTGGTCCAATGGCAGCACCAACTGAACTAGCAGTTGCTACGGCACCATCAATAAAGCGTCCAGAAACAGATTGTTGTAGGAATGTAGTGAAAATCACCGTGCAACCATACAAGTTACGCAACATACCAGTGGCCAATAACTCATCACCAAGTGCTGTCAATCCAGCATTGATCTGAGCACCACCACCATAATTGGCACCTGAGAATACCGCACCACCTGTCAACTCGCTCAACAAACGCTGTTCTTCGTTAGGACCAAGAATAACTGTTGGACGACCTGGGTTACGCGACTTTCTCCACTGCTTGATAACATTACGAACCATACCAACAACGGTGTTGCTGGTGAAGTCACTGAATGCGATAGTAGCAGTGCTGCCTTCGGCGATCAATCCCATTGCAGGGTTAGCCTGAACACGAGCAAAACCGTCTGTTACAGGAGTAGATGATACTGTGTAATAAACTGTTGTTTGTGTGTTGGCAAAGCCAGCCTGGGATATATCACCAGGATTTAATCCGCTGGTTGATGGTGCACCAACGAAGCTATTGGTAATACGCTGATCAACTTTCTCAGCAAAACTCATACCTAATTCAGTACCTAGATTGGCTGCCAAATCAAAGGCAGTAGTCCAACCCAAGAATTTAGAGAATGCTGTCATTGCCACTGCTGGAGTTGCAACAACTTCTTTGGCAGTAATTTGAGCAGTCTGTTCAATACTTGTGGTAGTTGAATAGGTTGGGTTTGTATTGCTATCAATGTAATCACCATAACTGATAGGAGCCATGTGTGGCACCTTGTAGGTATTACCTTGATTGGGCATTACGACATTGGTCATATTGACCAAACCTTGTGATTCATGTAGAACCTGAATTGCGGAATTTTGGATCGTCTTTTCAAATGCGTTGGATTCACCAGAACTTCCACCGATAAAATAAGCCATTTAAGTCTCCTTTATGTTTATACTATGGGCTTGTTGATTGAGACACTCATAGCCTTCAAACTACGGCCGCCGATACCATTCTGCTCTTTCCACTTTTTCCATCCTTCGATGTCAGTAGAAGCATCAGGTATATCGTCGGGATTACGCTGAACACCTTGACCAAATCGGCTTCCAGTTCCAGTTCTTCCCTCGTCCGCAGCCAGCTTGGGCCTGCTTCTCAATATATCATTTGCTAATAGTTCCAGCGTATATGGATTTCCCTTGCTATCCAACTTCACAGAACCATTGGCTCCTTTAACATAGAAGCTCCCACTCTCATCATAGTCAATGTTTGACTCAAATAAGTTTGTGGCGATGTCTAGCATATTGGGATCAAATCCTTGGCGAATAGCCGTTTCTTTGATCTGTGATTGTAGTGTGGCTTGACGAACACTTCGATCTTTGAGCTCCAATTGACTTTGCAGTCCTTGAATCATTGAACGCAATTCAGCAAGTTCCCCTCCAACCTTTCCACTAGANTTTTCTTCTTTGGGCGTTACGGTGCCACCGGGTTTATTCTGGACAAGACTTTCAATAAACTTCACGGCGTCTTTGGGTTTAGCAAATTCAACGCCGGCAGCTTTTGCCAGTGCTTGTAACACTTCCTGCTGTCCACTCTTACGAATAGCCCCAAGGTTGGGACTGTCAATTAGCGTAGATTCAGCCTGAGATGCTTCTGGTTGAGTATCATAAATGTTACTGTTTCCAGCTCCTTGTTGACTGTTCGGAGTCACCGTATTTGATGTTTTATTATCCATCTTCTTTCCTTATGTGTTTAAGGGGACCATCCCCCAGCGAACAAGATAACGCCCTTGTTCAACAGGCGAATAAACTTTATCGTCCAGTGCCTAACATAACCAACTGTCGAGCTATGGGGTCATTGGTTGTCACACCCTTGTCCTGAATCTCACTGTCGAATATGTCATCACTGTTTTTCTCTTTGATCAACTGAGCTTGATTGTCACCACNANNTAACCAATCTGATGTATTATCCTGAGGCTCGGCNACTGCGGCACCTATCTTAGCCAAATAGTCGTGAGTCTGATCCGGTGGTGTGATGAGCTTGATAACCTCTGCATCAATGATACCTTGGATGACGGGATTGGCTCCTGCCAACTTTTGTGCTGTTTCAAGGAGGGCCATCTTAAATTGTAGATCTTTATCTTCATAATCCGTATTGTATTGAATATCACCTACCCATCTACAATTCATAAACTGTGCGGCTAGGCGTAGAATATCCGTCTCAGCTGTTTCCATCCTGCGAGCCCTTTGACTGGCCTTGCGATGTAATGCTCTGCGTTCTTCAATGATTGATATACCACTTGATACTCCAGCTGACTGCATACGAGTGCTTCGCATTGCCCCACGACCCAACAATCCATCTAATCTGTCAATAATGCTGGCTTGTTGCTCTCTAATCTGACCGATATCCTGAACTGGGATTGCTATGGCTTCAAGTTGATCCTTGTCAGCACGAACAATACCTCCACCACCAGCTGGTACTCTTAATCCAGCGGCTGCCCTGAGAATAGGCTTGCTGAATCTTATGCTGTCATAGGCTTCACATTCTAACTTGAACATCTCACGCTGAACATCACTGGCCTCAGTGAGATCACTTACTCCTAGGTCTGAACGACGCTGATCCTGACGAGCAAGGATTTGAATCGCAGGTATGGGCATCCCCATGGGTAGGTTAAATGTTTCTTCGGGATAGACTATGGTCTCATCATTCATCATCTGCTCTTGCTTGACGATGTAGCGTTCACAGTATGTGGGGTTTTTGGCATCACCAGCATACCATAGCTTGTATATGGTACAATCAGCATCCTGATACTCTATGACCTTGAGATACTCGAAATAATCAACCCCATACTGAGTCCATATCCGCCAATCAATGACATGCTCTGCTGAACATAAACTAATGTAAGGTCGGTTGGTGAGACTGGCTTCTTCAGGTAGATCCACGAATGCCCAACTCCATCCCTCTATGCCTGCCATTGAGGCAGCCTGCTCCATTATAGCACTAAAACTTGCACCATTTAGGTCAGCATTGTTTTCAAAGTCCACATACCAATCTGGAACTCCTAGATCAGCACCATTGCTACGGTTTATGAAGGCAGGATGTCTCACTGGTTCCTCCTCATAGACTACATCTACTATCTCGTCCACGATTGCTTTTGATACTGGCATGACGGCGACATTGAG